TATGAGGAGATTTGACTTTGATCAGTTGGGTCGAAGCGCTGGCCAATGCTCTCTTCATGGCGATCGTCGTGGGGGCTGTTTTTGGCTTTGGCGCCTATGCTATCCTAACCATCGTTGACTTATTCGTCTGATGCCACCTGAGATCCGCACCGAGATCCAGCGCACCGGCTTCGTGATGCAGTTTGGAAAAGAGCGCCTAGCATCGCAGCATGAAGTGACGATCATCACCGACCTGCGCCCGACACCGTGGGGCGTGTACGACTTCGGCAGTGTGACACGTGGGCCGGTGAGATGGGTGCGCGACACGGAATAGATTGCAATAGTTCGAACTGCAGCGAACCACAGCGAACTGCACGCGATTCAACCCCTGACTGACTGAGCGCAAAAGCCTCCTGACCACAGGAGGCGACCATCTGCGCAAGCACCCCCGACGTTCCGACAGTACCAGAGCGCCAGGCTGCCAAGCTGCCGGATAGCGGCGCTCCTCAAGGCGCTGCGAACAACAACACGCGACGCCGTGCCGTGATCGCCGGCTTGATGACCTCGCCCCAGGGCGTCCTCGCTCCTGCAGCTACGGGCAAGCCGACGCTCGGCTGATGGGCTCCCTGCGCGATCACTGCCAGCAGCGCCTAACCGCTCTCAAGTCCATACGCACCGACTTCGAGGCGGAATGGAACGACATTGCTCGTTTTGCACAGCCGGCCCGATCGCGCTTTCTCGGCACTGACACGAACAAGGGCACCAAGCGGCGCATCCGCAACAACAAGCTGTTCGATCCGCATGGCATCGAGGCGTTCCGCACGCTGACCAACGGCATGACGTCGGGCCTCACCTCGGCGTCGCGTCCCTGGTTCACGCTCAAGCTGGGCGACGAAGAACTGAACAGCGAGCCCGGAGTACGCGCCTGGCTGTCTGAGTGCGATAAGCAGATCTACTCGTTTCTCGCTAAGACCAACTTCTACGGCGCGGCAAAGGCCGGTTACGGCGAGATGGGCCTGTTCGGCACCGAAGCCTGCGTGATGGTCGAGCATGCGTCTGAAGGCGCTGTGTGCCACTCCCTGACGGCCGGCGAATACTGGATCGGCATATCCGACGCGCTTGTGCCCGACACGCTGGCTCGCGAATGCTCGATGACCGCGCGTCAGATCGTTCAGACGTTCGGTGACAAGGCCCCCAAGATCATCCGCGATGCTTACGAAGGCAGCCGTAGCGATGACGTGTTCACCTACCACAACCTGATCGAGCCGAACCGCGATCACAATCCCCTGCGCTTTGGCTCAAAGCCATGGCGGTCGGTCTACTGGTACGAAGGCGATGAGCGTGACCGCATCATCGACGAGCGCGGTTACAACGAACAGCCGTTCTGGGCGCCGCGGTGGGATGTGGTGGGCGGCGATACCTATGGCGTGTCCCCCGGCATGGAAGCTCTGCCTGCGCTGCGTGAGCTGCAGATGCAGTCGAAGCGCCGCAACGAAGCGATCGACAAGCTCGTGAAGCCCGAGATGCTGGTGAAGCAGGGCATTCGCTTGACCGGCGAGCCCGGCGCTGTGCGCTCGGTCGGGTCCATCGATAACTACTCGGCCATGCCCGCTTACTCCATGCCGTATCAGGCTGTCGCAGCGATCAGCGCAGAAGCCGACAAGTGCAAGCAGCAGATTGACGGCCTGTCCTTCGCGGACCTGTTCAACGCGATCACCAACATGCGCGGCGTGCAGCCTCGCAACATGGAAGAGATCGCGAGCCGCAACGAGGAGAAGCTGACCCAGCTTGGGCCGGTGATCGAGCGGGTGAGCAACGAGAAGCTGGAGGTGGTGATCGACCGTGTGTTCGGGATCATGACGCGCGGCAATCTCCTGCCCCCTCCCCCGCCTTCACTTGCTGATCTGCCTGGCGCACGCATCGACGTCGAGTTCGTGTCGATCCTGACGCAGATGCAGCGCGCCGTTGGCGTGGGCCAGATCGAGCGCGGCCTCGGCTTTGTTGGCAACCTCGCCGGTGCGGCGCCGGACATCATGGACAACATCGATACCGACGAGGCCGTTCGCGAATACAACGATCGCCTTGGCGTGCCGGCGAAGATCATGCGCGATAAGGGCCAGGTCGACGAACTTCGGGCAAAGCGCGCCCAGCAGCAGCAGATGGCGCAGGCCGCGGCAATGATGCCAGCGGTGAAGGATGGCGCAGATGCCGCGCGCCTGCTGTCCGAGACCAATGCTGGCGGGCAGCCCGTCCTCGATACGCTGTTGGGCAACTGATGGCCGATCTAGCCGCCTCAGAGGTCGAGCTGCTGCTCTCCATGCCTGAGTTTAAGCGCTTCGTTTTCACCGCGATTCAACGCGCCGGTGTCTTGAGCCAAGAAGGTCCCGCTCATGGACAAGCACCGCGTGACCTCAGCTTCGCAGAGGGACGTCGCAGTCTGGGGTTCGACATACTGCAGTTGGCTCACCTGGGCCAACCTGAGGATGTCCGCGCCGTCGACCCCGATGCGCTCGTGACCCTCAACGCAGTGATCCTGACAGCGATGAACACCCCCAAGGAGAAGTCCCGTGGCCGACGAAACGACGACACAGCCCGATACAGCGCCCTCGACGAGTGATGCGCCGGTCGATGTCGCGACCACCGAACAGTCGACCACGACCGACACGCAAGCCGTCGAAGCTGATCCGGCTCCGGAGGGTGAAGCGGACACGTCGCTTCTCGGCGGAGATCTGAAGGACGGCGAGGCCGAAACCGCCGCAGATCCCGAGCCCGAACATGTCGTGCCCGAGAAGTACGAGCTGACTGTCGAAGGCCTGGAGCTTGATGCCGCGGCGATCGAGATGGCTGAGCCTGTGTTCAAGGACCTCGGCCTGTCGAACGATCAGGCCAACAAGCTGATGCCGGTCGCGGCGCAGTTCCGTGACAAGGTGGCTACCGAGACCCTGCAGTCGCTTGCCGACCAGGGCGCCCAGCAGAAAGCCGAGTGGCTGACTGCCACGAAAGCCGACCCCGATATCGGTGGCGGCAAGCTCGACGAAACGCTGCACCTTGCCGCGAAGGCTCTCGACCACTTCGGCTTCGCTGAAGGCTCGGACTTCCGCAAGCTGCTCACCGAAACCGGCTTCGGCAATCATCCCGACATGGTGCGCGTCATGCGCGGCGTGGGCGAGATGCTTTCGGAAGACGGCTTTGTCCGCGCCAATGCGGGCAATTCCACCAAGCCCAAGCCTCTCCACGAGCGGCTCTATCCATCTGTAGCAAAGGGGGTTTAACCCATGGCCATCATCGGCAACACGTTCCTCAACCTGCTCGATGTCGCCGCCGTTCGTGATACGGCTGAAGGCGGCATCATCGAAGTTCTCAACCAGCTAACCCCGTTCTATGCGGATGCGAACGTCATGAGTGCGAACAAGGGTTCGTCGCACATGACCTCCATGCGCACCGGCCTGCCGACTGTTACGTGGGGCGCGCTCTACCAGGGCATCCCGCAGAGCAAGTCGGGCTATACCAGCGTCGAGGACACCACCGGCTTCCTCGAAGGCCTCGATGCGATCGATACGCGTCTGATCGACCTTGAGCCGGAGAACTCGCAGAAGCTGCGCGCGATGGAATCGCTCGGCTTCATGGAGAGCTTTGCGCAGACCATCGAAAGCGCGATCTGGTACTCCAACGTCGCTGTCAGCCCCAAGCAGTTCCACGGCTTGTTCGCTCGGTACAACACGCTCGCCAACCCCAACGTTGTCGACGGCGGCGGCACCGGCTCGGATAACACCTCGATCGCCATGGTGACGCATGGTGACGCCCAGACCAGCCTCATCGTACCGAAGAACATCCGCGCCGGCCTGCAGACCGAAGACATGGGCAAGCAGCGCGTGCTCGATGGGAACTCGAACCCGTACTACGTGCTGGAGCGCATTTTCCGTCAGTTCATCGGCCTGACCGTCAAGGACTGGCGCTACAACGTGCGCATCGCCAACATCGACGTCTCCGATGTGGCCGCCGGAACTGTCTCGCTCAACAA